ATGAATTACAAGTATTTAAAAATCAAGAGTTCGGTTCAGTAAGAACATTAGTGATTAACAGTGAACCTTGGTTCGTCGGAAAAGATGTTGCTGAGGTTCTTGGATATGCTAAGCCATTAAATGCAATTGCTCAGCATGTTGATAAAGATGACTCCCTAAAACAGGGACTCACTGATTCACTAGGCCGTCAGCAAAAAACTATATTTGTCAATGAATCTGGTCTCTATGCTTTAATCTTCGGAAGTAAATTGGAGTCTGCTCAGAAGTTTAAACGTTGGGTTACATCTGAAGTGTTGCCAGCATTAAGAAAAACAGGGCAGTACCAAGTGAAGGAGTTGAGTGGCTCAGAATTAATGGCTAAGGCATTAATTGAAGCGCAGAATGTCTTAGCTGCTAAAGACAAGCAGATTGAGGAAATGAAACCTAAAGCATTATTTGCTGATGCAGTAGCAACTAGCCACACGTCAATCTTAGTTGGAGAACTTGCAAAGATTCTAAAACAAAATGGCATTGATATGGGTCAGAAGAGATTATTCGCATGGCTCAGAGAAAAAGGCTATCTGATCAAGCGCCAGGGCACTGATTACAACATGCCTACACAGAAGGCCATGGATCTAGGTCTCTTTGAAATCAAGGAAGGCTCTTACGTCAACGGCTCAGGTGTAAATATCACTACTAAGACACCTAAGATTACTGGCAAGGGTCAGCAGTATTTCATTAATAAGTTCCTTCAATAGGAGGTGATCATCATGGATGAATGGAGTATCAGCGTTGAGGAAGTAATGAGAATCACTAAGAAAAGTAGAGACTTCATCCTAAACGCTATAGAACAGGGCGTAATGCCTGGGTCAGTAGTAAAACATGACTCAGGTAAAAGAAGTACTTACATTCCACGTAAGGCCTTCTTCGATTACATGAACAATTATTATAGAGCTCCTTCGGATAAGTTGATTGCAGCAGTGGTAGAGGAGCTCACTAAAAGAAAGACAATTGAATAAGTAGCTTTAGTTGCTCGTAGGCACCTAAAGCCAAAGAAGGCAAATAATATTATTGTAGAATGTCTCGTTTTCATTTTTTTGGAAACTCCCTTCGTATGTGTATCTTACATTGAATATATCAATCCTTTTTAAATAATTTGTCTGTTGATCAAATAAATGCTTTCTTTGGCGCTAAGTGCTTATGAGCAAAATAAAAACAAAGGAGAAAAAGAAAATGGAAAATTTTGAACAGTTAGTAAGAAAAACAATGAAGGAATATGGAATTGACGGCAGATTAACAAACATGATTCTTTCAAACAAGTCACCTGAAGAAATTACTAAAGCAATTGAAAAAGCAGTTATTGAAATTGCAGAAGAAAAGAAGAAAGCAGAAGAAAAAGAAAACAAATTAGAAAGAGAAATTGAAATTAAGGCAACTATTACAGAAAAAGGAACATCTCTAGAAATCGAAAGCGAAGCAAACGCAGGAACTTATATGCTTGGTGGAGAACTTTTAATAACTGTCATTTCGTTAGTTGGTTATCTTATTGAAAATCTCGGAGATGAAGAATCTAAAGGAGTGTTAAAAGAAATATTAGAAGCAGCAATTGAAAATCCTAATTTAATGTGTCGTTTGGTTAGTGCAGCTATGCTCGCAACGAAGAATGCACGCGATAGCCTAAAAGAACATACAAAAAAAGAAGAGGACTAAACCTCTTCTTCTCAAAATAATCTTTATCTATTACAGAAAAGATTGAAAAAATCAGACAGTGCTAATTATAGCACGGAAAGAGGAAATTATGAATAGTAAAAGAATCTTATTAATTGCATTTAACGCATTTGTTTTAGGTACAGTAATCTCGATGATCACATCAGGCACAAATTGGGATAGTACAGCCGTACATGTCTTAAGTGCTTTCTCATTAGGATTAAACATCATATTTCTAGAATATATCGGGTTAAAAGGAGAATAAACAACATGATCAAACACGTAGAAACACCATTCCTGCACCTCGAGATTAAAGACGGTAACTGTGAAGTAACAGGAACAGGAAACACATGGCATTACTTACTTCTGTTTGCCTTTGCTGTTAAAGCAGCAAAAGAAGGACAATTCACAAACGGCTTTGCTAATAAATATGAAGAAAGAGAATTCAATAGAATTCTAAACAAGGTGTATGAAAATCCGGATGTTGCAATTGAAGCATTTGGACCATTAGGTGATGCAAATGCAGTCTCTGATATCTTAGAAGCACTAGATAGATTGTTCGGAGGGGATTACTTAGATGGAGAATAAGAAAGATATTCTAGAGAGCCTGTTTGAGACTCTCACTAGAACTAGAAAGTGGAGCGATGAAATCGCTGAAATGCTTTACCACAAGGATAAGAACGGCAATGAAGAGGTCACTGTAAGACTTTATGAAGGTAACCAAGAAGTGTTCATTGATGTTACTGGAGACAGTGGCATGGCTCTTATTAAAGACGTTATTAACGCTTTAGAGGATATGTAATATGTGGAAATGGGACCCTTACAAGCCTAACCCTCCTTATGAGAGGTTAGCCTGGAAGCTGGATAGATTCATGTGTGACGATAAGCTTGAACGCAGAAAAATCTATGATGAAGTAACAGGCGATGATCTATATAACATCGAAGTACACCAGTACATGGATAATTCCACAAGAGTCAGAATCATCTATCTTGATGATACTGCTCACATGGTAACTAGAATCGTTGATGTGACAGGCATGAAAATAGAAGAGGCATATCAGTATGTGGTGCATAGTATTAGTTACTCAGATGTCAAAAAAATCTCAAAAGAAGAAGTTGATGCAATCGATGCTGTTGAAGGCAAAGTGAGAAGAAGATATTTATATGCATACGTACATTCTCCTGAATGCTTTGAATGCACAAAGGTGCGCTTAGGTATTGATTAATGACTGAATTCAAAAATCTATTCGATTGCATTTATGAAGAGATTCCCAAATCAAAAGAAGGGTGGCTCTCTCAGAGAAGAAAAGGGATTGGTGGTTCAGATGCTGGAATAATCGAAGGTGTCAACCGCTACACCACTCTTCACGAACTCTGGGAAGACAAAACAAATAGACAAAAGAGACCTCAGGTCTCAAATCATGCCATTGAGATGGGTAATCGTCTAGAGCCTGTCATGTTCAACCTGTTTGAAGCATTATATGGGAATGAATACGAAGTCTTTGACACAAAGAATTATTCGTTATCTAGAAGGGACAAGGAATGGATGCGAGCCAACTTGGACGGCGCTCTTATTCGAAAGGATGATGGATCAACAGGGATTTTAGAAATAAAATCAACGACCATAAATAAGTGGCAGTACTTCCAAGAAGAATGGGGCGATGATTCAATGCCTCAGACATATTACTGTCAGTGCTTGCACTATATGAATGTGACAGGTGCTGAATTCGTTCTATTATTCGCTATTGCTATGATGCCGTGGTGCGATGAAACCAAGACAATTATTAGAAGAATTGAAAGAAGCGAGGTGCTTTTGGATCTCATGCAGCTAGAGGCTGATGAAGAAGCCTTCTGGAAAAAGCACATCGTGGAAGATAAGGAACCAAATTTTATTTAAAGGAGAAAAAGAATGAGATTTAAACAAGAAATTAAAGACCGCTTATATGGCGGTCACATCGGAATCGAAACAGACAAGATTGATTTTGAGATTCTCAAAGTCATGCTTGCAGATGACAACAAAAAAATTGCAGATGGAAAGCCAGTAACTGAACTAGCATGGCCTTTTGGTGCAATCACAGCACTCACTGCAGTTAATGACAATGGTGAAGTATTCGCTGACAAGCAGATTGACATCAGATACGAACAGGTGAAGTTCAGGGATGCAATCATTGATGAAGATACTATTGATGTTGATGTCAATGAAGTGGCTGAGATGCCTGACCTAAGCATTGTTGATGTGATTCCTTCAAAGGTTGAGGGCAATGCTGGACAGTTCAAGCTAGCAGTCAAGTCATACTTGAAGCGTTATGACGGCATCGTTGTAACTGCAGACAACTATAAAGAGTTATCTGACACTGTTTCAAAATTAAAGAAAGAAATGAACGATGTCAATGAAAAGAAAAAGAAAGTAAAGAAGAAAGCAATGGAAGGCTACACTCTCTTTGAAAATGAAATGAAAGAAGTGTTAAAGATGTTTGAATCTTCTATCAAGGTGCTTTCTGATGACATTAAGCAGTTCACAGACAAGGAAGTTGAAGAAAATAAGAAAGTTGTCGAAGCTCTATGCAAGAAGGCTCTTCATGATTACGTAGAAAGAAATGATTTCAATGAATACTTTGCTACTAATTTCTTCAATACGGATCCTCGTTGGAGCACATTGAAGAAATTCATTAATAACCATAAGCCAACAAAGGCACTTGTTGAAGAAATCAAACAGGAATGTGAAAAAATTAAAAAGGAATATGAAATCTATCAGCAGAAAATTGAAGGCTTATGCATCTATTTAGAAGCAAAATGCAAGGAGACGGACATTGATCAGCAGATGTTTGATTTAACTCTATACAAAAAGATGCTAGTACAGGAGTCTCTTGAAAGTCTTACAAAGGACATTGATTGCAGAATCAACGGAATCTTAAGAAACAGAGAACTTCAGAGACAGAAGGAAGAAGTTAAGAAGCAAGAAAAGCCTGTAAATGCTTCTTCGGAAACAGAAGTAATCACATTTGAGGCCAAGAAGCTTGCTAAAAATCTAAGAGATAAGACATACAAATTCAAGTATATCGCTGAGTTCGATGGTTCAATCGGTGCTTTAACAGAGTTAGCAGCTGCATTCAAGGCAATCAAATCAAGACATGGAGACAGATTTAACTACACATTGACTAAGGAGGAAAAATAACAATGGTAGCAAACAAATTACAGAAACAGAAGAATTCAGAAATCGTGACAGGAGCAAAGCACTTTAATGCAGTGCTTGCTACTAAATTAGTTAAGACCAAGATTAACCAGATGGTGGGGGCAGTCAACGCACAGCGTTTCAGCACTTCATTAATCAGTTTAGTAAATAACAATCCTTCACTAGCAGAATGTGAAAGTAACTCTATCATTACTGGGGCGCTTCAGGGTGAGGCACTTCATCTTCCTATCTCTTTAGGGTATTTCTATTTAGTTCCTTTCATGGATAACAAGCTAGGGTACAAGAAAGCTCAGTTCATTCTTGGTTATAAAGGTTTGATTCAGTTGGCAATTAAGACAGGACAGTATATTGATATTGATGCCATTGAAATCCGTGAAGGTGAGTATCTTGGAAGAGATTCAGAAACAGGAAAGCCAAAATTCAAGTTTATTGAAGATGATGAAGTTAGAGAAAATACCCCAGTAATTGGATATATGGCATATTTTGAAATGAGAAACGGCTATAAGAAGAAGATCTACTGGCCTAAATCAAAGATGCTCAATCATGCCGATCAGTTCTCACAGGCATTCAGCAAGAATGAGACAACAATCAATACAAAGTATGGCGCTAAGAAGAAGGTTTCTTATGAGGATTATAAAAAAGGCAACTATGATCATAAGAATGAATGGATGTATTCCTCTTTCTGGTATAAGAACTTTGATGAAATGGCCAAGAAGACAGTCATCCGTCAGTTGCTTTCTAAGCATGGTTTATTAACAGATACAGAAATACAGGCATATTCTTCTGATGGAAGTTCGTTCGAATTTTCAGCAGACAACAATACTATCGTTCCTGCTGCAGTAGTTGAAGTGCCAGAAGAAGCACCTAAGGCAATCGAACAGGAAAGTTCAGCACCTAAGGCACCACAGGAAGATTCAGATAAAGAACTAGCTGAAATGGGCATCAATGTTGAATTGAATGAATTCGGATTCGAAGAAGACTACGATGATCCATTTGGGTTATAAGAGATAAAAAGAAAGGAAGACATGAGGGATGGATGAAAAAAGAAGATGGATCAAGTTATACATGATGGACTACGACGAAGTCTATCATGATTCAAAAATGCTACACCTTTGGATTGACATCCTTCTTCATGCCAATCCTGTTGATTACTATCATCATGGCCAGCTTATTAAAAGAGGACAATGCATCTTGTCTCTTAGACAGGTATCAGAAAGATGTGGGATGGCAAAAAACACCATTACTAAATATCTTCACCTCTTAGAAGAGTGCGGAAAAATCAAATTAGATATATCTAGAAAAGGCACTCTTATAACAGTTGAAAACTGGGATAAATATCAGAACCGTGTCTCACCTAGTGTCCTAAAAATAGGACAAGAAGTAGGACAAGAGGTAGGACAAGAGGTAGGACAAGAAGTAGGACAAGAAGTAGGACGTAATAAGAATAAAAGAATAAAAGAAATAAAGAATAAAAGAAGACTGTCTGTCAGTGACTCTGACTTGTCTGATTTAAAATTTTTTCTTATTGAAAATGACTTTGAAGAAGTTGCCGATGAAGTAATAGAGACATGCAAACTCTATGGACTTGAGAAAATAACCAATCTAAAGAATTTTGCTTTAGCAGTGGCAAAAGAAAAGAAATGGTACCAGAAGAAAAAGAAACTTAAAAAAAGAGTAACTGAAGAGGATAAAGAAGAATTAAGGCGATTAGCGGAAGGACTATACGGAAATGATGAAGAGCAAGTCTCTGATGAAGAGGTTGCTGAATTAAGAAAATCAATGGAAGAACTAGGAGGGAATTTATAACATGACAAATTTTGAATTTTATGCAAATGAAATTAAATCCAGAGATTTCAGTTTTTCGGTAGATAAATCAAACGGTGAATTATTCTGCTGTGGGCAAGAAGGATCATGCGATAAATGTGTATTTTGTCCTGATACAAAGGAATTGCTAAAGGGAAGAGCTAAATTCGTGTGTTCAAAAATCAATATCGTTAGATGGTTATATCAGAAGCACAAGATAAAAATGAATGCACTGGAGTACGGCTTACTTGAATATATGCTATCTGAAGGTTATGAATGGGTATCACGTGATGATGATTTCACAATCGCGTTCTTCACATTGAAGCCAATTGAAAAGGAAGGTACTTGGTTCTCTCCTGAGGGCGGATTTGATGAACCACTCAATTGTGTTCCTCTTTGTGAGAAGTTATTTGAATTCTTAAGAGAAGGCGAATTATTTGGCATTGGAGAATTACTTAAAACGGCGGAGGTGGTCAATGATGCTGAAGAATAAAGAAGAAAGAACCTCATTTTTAAGAAATGAGAAGAACTGGGAAGCTGAGTATTTAACAGCTGATATTAAAATGTTGACTTTAAAATTAACACCTAAACTATATGTCAGAAAAATTCAAGTGATGGGTTTTAATAAATATTTTAAAAAAAGTGGATGGTATACGCAGTTTACTAAGTTCTTTTATCCTGATGATCTATATTATGGTCCTAATGCTTCAGATACAGAATTATTAAAATATTTAACTGCACATAAAAATGATGATTACATTGAAGACTTAGAAGTAGAAGGAGAACAGTAAAATAATGAGAATAAATGAAGTGTTAACAAGAGTCGATGAAGATGAACTCATTGACATTAGATGTAAAAGTTGGAATTTTTGTATACAAGGAACAAAATGGGAAATCACTCATAGTGAAACATTCATGGATAACCATTTTGGAGATATGTTAGTAACTCATATTGAAGTAAATGATTCGCCAAGAGGACACGCAATCATGCTATTGGCTGATTAAGGAGAAAAATAGATGGATTCACATGAATTAAATAATATACTTTGTGCTCTTGTATCAAATTGTCCTGCAATCGAAAAAGTATGCGAGACATGGGGCGATCAGCACATGCTTACTGTCGCAATGGAAGAAAATGCTGAACTTATACAAGCAATATCAAAAATCAAACGTAATGGATTTGACCCAATCAACGCTTCACATTTGGATGAAGAGACTGCAGATGTATTGATATGTATCTGTGAGTTATTTGTGATGGGATATCTAGATGTCCATAAAATTGCTGAAATCATAGAAAGAAAAGTAGAAAGATCTATGAGAAGAACTCAGGATCATATAAAGGAATTAGAAGAGGAGGCTAGTTTCAATGGTGTGTTTTAGTGCCGAAAAAGTACAAGAAATTGTAGAAGAAAAGGAAGCTGAATATAAGAAGCTAGAAGAAGAGTATTCATTTTTAAAAGAAGAATACGGAGAACTAGAAGAAGTATGTCAAGACTTAAAAAAAGAAAACAATACTCTAAAAAGAAATTGTGAAAGTTATGAAAAAGCAAACAAAACTGTATTGAGTATTTACAATGAGAATTTAGAAACGACGAAGGCTCTTCAGGAGTTAAACAATAAACTCATTAAAAGCTGTAAAAAGGCTAACAGGGATTTCTTTATCTTAGCAGTGGCTTATGTTGCTACACTAGTGCTAATGATTTACTTATTTATCAGATAGGAGTGATATAGATGTTTTTATTGCAGGTATTAGAAAATGTATTTTCTGTGTTTGCTATCGTTATGCTGATTGTTGGCGTTCTTATTGTGGTATCAGTGATTGCAATTGCGGTTTTCGTTATTGTGTCGGTCGTTGTGAATGGCATAGAAGAAGATAAGGAGAATAATAACTTGTGATTACTTCAAGTCAGATCAATGAAATATTAGGCATTACAGAGTCGTTTCAGTTGCATGGAGCACTTAAAGACATTCTTTTTGATAAAGATAAACGACTCAAGATATTTAAAAGATTTCTAGAGATAGAGAATAATCTAGATTACGATTGGTTCACCAATTACTTTCAGGAAGAACAGGCAAATAGAAACAATCTGAAACAGGACTACACTCCTCATTGCTTATGTGATTTAGTTAATAGACTAATCCCTCAGCAGTCGGGAACTATTTACGATGAATGCTGTGGGATTGGTGGATTAACTATTTCAGCGTGGAGAGAGCACCGAGACAGTATATTTTATCTAGAGGAGTTATCAGATAACTCTGTAATGCTTCTCCTGTTCAATCTATCAATAAGAGGAATAAATGCATATGTAAAGCATGGCGATGTTTTAACTAATCAATTCAAGAAAGTTTATAAACTTACGAATAATGGTGAGTTTAGTGATATCGAAGTAGTAGGGGATACTGGTAATGAATTTAAAACTGATGTGGTTATCAGCAATCCTCCATATTCTCTTAAATTTGATGATGTTGATAACTATAAGTATGATGCTAGGTTCTCTAATTACGGCGTTCCTCCTAAGAGCAAAGCCGATTATGCATTTGTGCTGCATGGCTTATCACATCTAAAAGAAAACGGCTCAGCGCTTTTTATTCTACCTCATGGGGTATTATTCAGAGGTTCAAAAGAGGGAGACATTAGAAAACTGCTGATTGATGATAATCTGCTTGACGCAGTCATTGGACTTCCTAGTAATTTATTCCTGAATACTCAGATACCTGTTTGTGTGTTGTTTTTTAAGAAAACAAGAAATGACAAGGATATTTTGTTTATAGATGCCTCAAAAGACTTCGTAAAAGAAGGCAAGCAGAACTATTTGAGTGATGATCAGATAGAAAAGATTAAATCAGCATATTCGCTTAGAAAGGATATTGACAAGTTCAGTCATGTTGCTTCACTAGAAGAAATCAAAAAAAATGACTACAACCTCAATATCCCTCGATATGTTGATACATCAGAAGAAAAAGAGCCTGTTGATCTAGCGCAAGTAGTAAGTGAACTCGTACAGATTGAAACTGAAATAGAAGCCACAGAAAAAGAATTCGTGGCAATGCTGAAGGATTTGAGAGGCCCTCAAAGTTATGAGATAGAGAAAAACAGGCTTATCAGCCAATTAGAGAGCAACAAGAAGCACTCCTATACAAATATGCTTAATGCTGCAAATGACTTCCTAGAGAAGTCTAAAGAAGAATTGAAGGATAATCACGTTGTTAATCTCTTAGACATAGCAACAATTGAAAGAAGCAAGAAAAACAAGACATACAAGAATGGCTCTATTCTTATCCAATTAAGTGCTACAAAAGGACAGATGATCTATCTTGATGATGATTCTAAAGTAGATTCAAAATATGGAGTATTTGAGGTTGATAAAGATAAAGTAGAACCTAGATATTTGTATTATGTGCTTAAAATGTCTATGCCTGACTTCTTAACTAGATATCAAACAGGTTTGAATATTAAACCAGAAATATTTGATAGCTTTAAAGTAAAAGTCCATAGAAGCTTAGAAGTACAGAAGATAATTGTTAAGATTCTAGACTCTTTCAATGTTGATCTAGAAGAAAAAGAGATAGAAAAGTATAAGAAAATAAAAGAATATCATCTAGACAATATGTTTCCTGGATGAAGAAAGAAGGTTTAAAAATGTTAAATCGTGCTTTATTAGTCGGAAGACTTACAAGAGACCCCGAACTAAGAAGAACAGGGAGTGGAAAGGCAGTCACTTCTTTCAATCTAGCAGTAGAAAGAAACTTCAAGAGCGATGATCAAGAAGCTGATTTCATTAACTGTGTATGCTGGGGGAAGATTGCAGAAAATACAGAGCGCTATTGCTCTAAAGGTTCCCTCGTTTCTGTTGATGGTCGCATTCAGACAAGAAACTATGAGAACAATCAAGGTCAGAAGGTATATGTTACTGAGGTGGTTGCTGACTCTGTACAGTTTATTAATACAAAGAGAGATAGTAATACAGCTACTGCACCACAAGCACCTGTTAATAACTATGCGAGCAATGGACTGATTCATCAGTTCGAGGATGAAGGATTGGTTATGGAAGAGGATGACATTCAATTCTAATGATCAAGAATAAATACAAGGCTAAGAAGGCAGTTGTTGACGGTATTGTCTTCGATAGTCGAAAAGAAGCAAAGAGATATACAGAACTCAAAAAACTCGAAAAGATGGGAAGCATTAGAGACCTGTCTCTTCAGTTTCAGTTTGAACTTATACCGTCATTTGAAATTGTAATTGATGGAAAGAAGAGGAAAAGAAGACCAATCACATACGTGGCCGACTTCGTCTATTACAGAGATGATGAAAAGGTCATAGAGGACGTCAAAGGTCTCAGAACTCCCGTCTATAAAATCAAGAAGAAGTTATTTGAATATCGTTATCATGAGACAATCAGGGAGGTATAGAAGTGGCTAGATTAGTTGAAGTATGGGACTACTTTAGAGCGCCTATGAGCGAGAATGACATGATAAGAATGCGCAGAACGTTCAGTATCATCAATTTAGATAAATGCACCTTTGAATTCCAGTTGCCTCCTAGATGGCCAGAAGGGGGACTGTGTGCAATCGTTTTCTATTACAAGAAGAAGATGATCCACAAGGAAGAGTACAGCACTATGAGTCTAGCAAAGGCAAGACTTGACTGGCTTTCAACGTTTGTTCCTAAAAAGGAAGAAGGGGAACTTGAATACAAGGGAATGCCGATTGATGCTGATGATATTATTGCAGTTCTCAATCATACAAGCTTTAGTGATAGAAATATAAGCATTGTTACATTAAGAATAAGAATCAATGACAGAGTGCAGCGCAAGAGTTGCTACACGATTCTTGAAGAGATTCAAAAGAAGTTCATCAGATAATCAAACAGGGCATTGAGTTCTTTATTAGATTTTATATACTATCAAGAAAATTTATTAGGACCCCTCATACTTAATAGATTCTTTTCTAAAAGCAAGATCCTCTCATGGATTCGATGCCCTAACATATTTTTCTATTCTAAAACCAACAAACAACAGCAGTGTCATGGCTTTGCTTCAATCTCATTCACCTTCTTTTGCAAAGAATAAGAGTATGAAGCGCTAATTTTGCTATCCAACTATAAAGTTATGATGTTGCTGGGAGAAGAGAAGACACAAATTGAAAACCAATAGGAAGAGTAAAGGACTGTTTTCTTCTTCTCCAGAAAGGAGGTTAAGTTTTTGTTTTTTATTTTATTTGTACTGGTGATAGTGATTTATTTATTTTTCATTTTTGAGTAATCAGGAGGTAACGTATGACAGTCGAAGAAGTCAGAACATATTTAAAATCATATAGGAATCTAAAAGACAAAGCAGACTATCTACAGAATAAATTAATAAACGTTAAAGCAATCTCATATAGAGACAGTCCAACAGGTTCATACAGTGAGCCCAAGACACAGAATGACTATATATTGATGAAGGATAGGTGTTTAGAAGAAATGGCTCTCATACGTCAAAATATAGACAAACTAGATGATATCAATCATAGGGATGTACTCTTTTATCGATACATCGAATTAATGAGCATCTATGATACTGCTGACATGCTGCATGTGTCGCAGAGAACAGCAGAGAAGTATATACATGATGCAATTGAAAAGATGATTGTTATTTTATCTTAACGTGAATACACGGCTATAAACGTAAAACGGCGCAACACTGCGCTAATTGATGTTATATAATGGTAAAAAGAGGCAAATTAAGCAGAGAGGCATAATAAAGCCTCTTTTTTATTGCTTGATAAGAAAGGGGGTGCAGCTATGACAGAAAAGCAGAAACTATTTTGTGATGAGTATCTAAAAGATACTAATGCTACAAGAGCATATTTAGCAGTATATGATAATTGTAAAAGTGCCATAAGTGCAGCACCTCTTGCCTCTAAGCTTTTAAAAAAAGAAGAGATACAAAAGTATATCTCTGAAAAGATGGAAGAAATCCATAATGAGAACACCGCAGATATTCAAGAAATAGTTGAGTATCTAACATCTGTTATGCGCGCTAAATCAGAGTCTTATGTAATGATCATGAACGGTAACGGTATGCAGAAGGTCATACAGAAGCCTCCGGACGAGAAAGAAAGGCTTAAAGCTGCTGAATTATTAGGCAAGCGTTTTGGTATGTTTACGGAAAATGTAGATGTTACATCGAACGGCAAGACAGTAATCGTGGATGATATAGATGAATAAGGTTAGTTTAAAGTCTACTATCGGTCCGGCTTTCTATGAAGTTCATAAGCATGTAAAAAACAATGACTACACGCATTATTGGCTAAAAGGTGGGCGTGGCTCTTTAAAATCTTCTTTTATCGGTGTTGAGATACCTTTAGGCATTATGAGAGATGCACAGCGAGGTGTAATGAGTAATGCAGTCATTATGAGACGAGTAAAAGATACGCTCAGAGATTCAGTATATGAACAGATTAAGTGGGGTATCTATAAGTTAGGTGCTCAAGATGATTGGTTAATACCTGAGTCTAAATTAAAAATGACTTATATGCCAACAGGTCAGCAGATAATATTCAAGGGTGCCGATGAACCTAAAAAAATGAAGTCAACAAAGGTTCACATCGGCTATGTTAAATATGTCTGGTACGAAGAATGTGACGAATTCGAAACATACGATAAGATAACCAATATCAATCAGTCACTTCTTCGTGGTGGGCATGAGTATTGTGTCTTTTACTCTTTCAACCCTCCTAAATCACAAAGAAATTGGTGCAACAGGCAAGTTCTAGTAAAAAGAGATGATACATATGTCTCTCATACAACTTACTTACAGGCACCTCCTGAGTGGCTTGGGGAGCAGTTTCTAATTGAAGCAGAACACACCAAGAAAACAAATATTGAAAAATACAATCATGACTATCTAGGTGAAGTAACTGGTACAGGTAGTGAGGTTTTTACAAACCTTGATATACGTGAGATAACCGACGAGGAAATACAGGTATTCGATAGATTAAAAAACGGACTAGACTTTGGTTATGCTGGTGACCCATTGGCATATGTCAAAGCAAACTATGACAAGACGCGCAGGCGTCTTTTTATTTTTGGTGAAGTATATGGAACTAGACTATCAAATGCCAAGGCCGTGAAACTCATAAAAGAGATTAACCCGCTCAATAAGCTAGTCACTGCTGATTCAGCTGAACCAAGAACTATTAATGAATTCAAGTTATTAGGTCTCAATATCATCGGTGCAAAGAAAGGCGCTGACAGTGTAGACAATGGAATAAAGTTCCTTCAGGACCTAGACAAGATAATTATAGATCCTATTAGATGCCCCAATGCTGCACGTGAATTCAATGACTATGAAATTGAAATGGATAGAGACGGCAACCTTAGAGGGGAGTTCCCCGACAGAAACAACCACACTATAGATGCGGTTAGATATGCTATAGAAAATGAAATCCTTATGAAGAAGGCAAGAGCAGGAAAGAGGAGATTTTAAAAGATGTATTATACTTTCACGATTCCACGAGAAAAATTCGACGAGACAAACATAGACAGAAGCATGATCCTTCGTCTCATTGCTAAGCATTATAGTATTCGTGCTCCTGAGATATTGAAGAATGTTGGCTATTACTTTGGCAAGCATGCCATCATGAACAGGAAAAAGAAGTTCAAGAACCAGCCGAACAATAAGATCATGGTAAACCATGCTAAAGATATATCAGATACAGCAACGGGCTATTTTCTTTCAAACCCTATCACATTCAAGAAGAATACAGAAGACGGCAATATTGACAAGCTGACAGGTGCTTTTGTTGATGCTGAAACAGATGATACAGATTCATGCAATGCCATCAATATGTCACGTGCTGGTGTCGCTTATGAGTATGTTTACTTATGTGAGCATGAAAGCAAGCTGATGACCAAGACACTTGACCCATTGTCAACATTCAAAGTTTTCGATGCTTCAATTGAACAGCATGAACTATTCAGCGTTTATTATTCGATTGAAAAAGATGATTCTACTGACAGGTTCAATATCATCGCAACAGTAACAACTGAGAACTATGTCACAAGAATCGGAATCACTTGCAATGAGGAATTCGAAAAAGGCGAGTTTTCAGAACTAGGTGAGCCTTATCCACATTTCTTAGGTGAGGACCCTATCATTGAGTATAGAAACAACATGGACTGCATTGGAGACTATGAACAGCAGATTTCTCTAATTGACGCATACAATACATTATGCTCTGACAGAATCAACGATAAGGAGCAGTTCATTGACGCAGTGCTTGTTGTCTATGGTGCTCTTTTAGGTGATGACGATGAAGAAGCAACAAAAGCACTCCAGGCTATCCGTAAGAACGGTGTTATGGAACTTCCTAGTGATGCACGCTCTGAATATCTAACTAGAACATTTGATGAGAATGCGGTGGAAACACTCAAGCGTTCAATAAAGGAAGATATCTATTCACTTTCTCATGTTCCTAATCTGACAGATGAAAACTTTGCTGGCAACAGTTCAGGCATTGCTATTCAATATAAGCTTCTAGCACTTGAGACCCTCACAAAGACAAAAGAGAGATATTACAAGAAAGGGCTTAAGAAGCGTATAAGAATGTTCTGTACTTACCTCAATCTAAAGGCAATTGCTGCTGATCAGTCAATGATTGAGCCTGTATTTACAAGAGGATTACCACAGAACCGTCTTGAATTATCACAGATTATTGCGAACCTTAAAGGCGTTGTTTCAACTAAGACACTTCTTGCACTGCTAGACTTTGTTTCAAATGTTGATGATGAAATGAAAGAAGTCAAAAAAGAACAACAGGAAGCACTTGAAACACAGAAGCAGTTATTTGATACCGAAAATCAGAATACTCCTCCAGAAGAAGAAACAGAGGAGCATGAGAACGATGATAATGATGATGACGAAGACAAGGAATAATAGTGCTCTGTTATGACTAACATCAAAAATATAAAGTACTGGGAGATGCGAGAAGCAAGGAACATGTACAAGGATATGCAGTTAGCTGAGGACTGCGCCAAAGAGTTGAGCGTAATCTATAGCAAGGCTGCAATCTACACTGCCAAGCAGATTGAGGGAATATTCAATAGATTCGCTTCAAAGCATCATCTAACAAGAGACGAGGCTATTAATCTTCTTTCAGAGGCTGACAGTAAAGATTTCGAAAAACTGCTTGAAGCATACAAGAATAAGACGGGTGCCCAAAAAAGAGAGGTACTGGCAGAATTGGAAGCCCCAGCATATAAGAATCGTATGAAGAGGCTAGATGATATTGATAAGTCAATAAACAGGTTAATCAATGCGGTTGCATCAAAAGAAAGAGATGCAATAGACAAGACAATGCGAAAGGTCTATGAAAGCAGTTATCACCATGCAGTATATGAAGCTGCAAGAATGAGTGGCCTAGATCTTCAGACAGGTCCCATTGATGAAGGCGCTCTTGAAACCATTCTGAAAAAGAAATGGTCAGGTCAGAACTATTCCGAAAGAGTATGGAACAATACTCAGAAGGTGGCCGATGCACTAAAAGAGGAGTTCATGATAGGAGCACTTACAGGAAAGACAGAGAAGGAAATGACCGACTCAATCAACGAACAGTTCCTATCAGGTAGAAATAAAGCTAGAAGACTTGTAAGAACCGAATCATCATACATTCACAATGAGGCGCACTTCCAGGCTTATAGGGATTACGGCATAGAGGAGTATAGATTTGTTGCAACACTAGACCTTAGAACGTCTCAAATTTGCCGTGAGAAGGACGGAAGTGTATACAGGGTGAATGATAAGAAGATAGGTGTAAACGCCCCTCCGATGCACCCATGGTGTCGTTCTACGACTATTATGAATCTTGATGATGAAACTATGCATAATCTAGAAAGATTTGCTAGAGACCCTGTCACAGGTGAAAGGATAAAGGTTCCAGCAGATGAGACTTATAAAGAGTGGTATCAGAGAATGGTTGAAAAGCATGGTGCAGATGCAATTAACACTGCTGAGAAATTAGTTGAGAATCGTTCTAGTGACAGGAAACAGCAAATAAAATACCTCGATTTGTTGGGTAAGCAAAATATACCTTTATCACTATCAGAATTTCAAAATTTGAAGTATAATGATAAAGAGAATTGGTTACTATTACAAAAATACAAGAGATCGCGTAGCTCAGGAAAATTATCAGCATTTTCAACATTTGAAGACTATAAGAAGTATCGTAAAATCATACAAGATGAAATTGTTGGGCGTACAACTAAGGATGGAGTTGTAATAAAATCGCAAAGTGACCATTTTATCGAAAGAGTATTAGGGACAACTGAAAAAGAAGGCCCTCAAAAGAATAAGAAACGTGAAGGTGTTGAAATAGAGGATGTTATTTCTGCATTAACTGACCCAGAAAAAATAACCGAAAAAGAAAATGGTAAACGTATAAGCAGAAAGTATATAGGTGAAAACGTAGAAGTTACACTTAACCCTGATACTGGAAATTTAATTCAAACAAACCCTAAGAAAAGAGAGTGAATTGTGATGTACAAATTATTGGATGAAGATGTGAAATTATTGAAAAAGTTGCTTCTTATGAAAGATTGGAACCCGGAAGATGGTTATTCAAAAGAATGTGTTATTGAATATGTTAATGCGAATAGAGAACTAAATAATGAAGAGATTAATCAGATTCGTAATTACGTATTAGACAAGAATCTTGAATATGGATTTGATGATAATGAAGAACCTAATGAACTAGGGTATGCAACTGAAGAATTAGGCGATAGACTGTTTTATGCTATGGATGATTAGTTAAATCCTTTAGTTGATAAAAAGACAATGTGAAAGGACTTGGAATATATGGCAAGAGATGATTATCATGTAATTGTTTATCAGATTCTATCCTACCTGTATATGCAGCTAAAGCAAGGGAAGGATATTGATGTATCACTCATAAGACATGACAGTAAATATCTGCAGATCAACAGAAAGTACTGGACTTATGTCATTGTGAATCTATTAAATGAGGGATATATCAGTGGGATAGTAATTGACCAGGATATAGACGAAAACATAGAAATATACAACCTTGATAAATGCGAGATTACACCAAAAGGAATAGAATACCTTACTGATAATTCAACTATTGAAAAAGCCAAGCGATTTATGAAAGACTTGAAAGATATACTACCGTTCGTATAAGCCGACTATCTAGTCGGTTTTTATTTTGCTCAATTTCAAGAAAGGAGAACCATATGGCTGAAGGATTGAAACCACATCATCACCAGTACTTTGAATATGACTGTAAAAGTCATTTTGACAGCCGTAGGCACGTCATTGTTAAGAAGGTGACATATATGTGCATGATATGCGGAAAACTCTCACACGAGACATATGAAGAGTACTGTCCGCCTCCCAAGGAAAGAAAACCTAAAGCATTGATGAAATACAGAAGCAGACAGAAGAGCGGTTGATGTTCTTCTTTTTTTCTGTTTGTCCATAACGTGCATATGACATTAAAAGGTGCATGGATATAACAGTCATACGGACTATAAACGGAGGAATTAAGTTATGGAATACATTAAGAATATGATGCCTTTGAACCTTCAGCTGTTTGCGGAAGAAGGGGAAGAGGGGGAAGAAGATACAGGCGACGAAGGTAATCCCGATAATGCGCAGTCAGGTGAACCTGAAGATGGTAAAGCCAAAGTAACAACCCTCACAGAAGACGATGTGGACAGAATCGTCCAGAAGAGACTTGCCCGTGCAAGAAAGAAGTGGGATAAGGATCATACGGAAGCCGAAAGGCTTCAAAAGATGACAGATGATGAAAAGAAGCAGTATGAGGAAGATAAGAGAAAAGAAGATCTTGACAATAGAGAAGCAGCAATTACTCGTAGAGAACTGACTGCAGTTGCCAAGGAACAGCTTAATGCTGCAGGAATTCCAGCAGACATGGCTGACTTCATTGACTACACTGATGCTGATTCCGTAAATGAATCTGTCAAGAGACTCTCTAAAGCATTCAAGGGAGCGGTTCAGCAGTCTGTTGATGACCGATTAAAAGGGAAAGCACCTTTAGGCAAGGCAAAAAACAATGTATTGACTGCTGAAGAAGAGAATGCAAGAAAGGCATTCGCGAATGCACTTAAATTTTAGAAAAGAGGTATAGAACATGGCAATTAACACATTACAGTATTCAACTATTTTTCAGACTGAACTAGATAAACAGATGGAGCATCTCACTCTTACATCATGGATGGATGCCAATGCCGGACAGATTAAGTATGACGGTGGTGCAGAGGTAAAAATCCCTAAGATGTCATTAGTGGGCTTAGGAGACTATAACAGAGATGAAGGATATAAACAGGGTGCTGTTACTCTTGAATATGAAACATTCAAGATGACACAGGACCGTGGAAGAAAGTTCCTTCTTGATGCAATGGATGTAAATGAAACTAACTTTGTGGCATCTGCTGGCACTGTCATGGGAGAATTCCAGCGTTTACATGTTGCCCCTGAAGTAGATGCCTACCGTATTTCTAAGGTTGTTTCTGATGTTACAGAAAAGAAATCAGCCAACATCCTAACAACTGCATTGACTGAACAGAATATTCTTTCTGAATTAGAAAAGGCAGCGGATACTATCCGTGATAAGGGATACCAGGGTGATATCATCTGTCATATTACATATGATACTTTAAGATTATTAAAGGAAAAGATGGTAAACAGCAACCTTACATCAGGTAAATTAACTATTGGAAATATCACATTAGACATCTATAAGCTTGATGAAATCACATTCATTCCTACACCAAAGAACAGAATGTATTCAGCTATCAAGGTTGATGCTGGAGCAACAAAAGACGCAGGTGGATATACAAAAGGTGAAACTGCTAAGAATGTAAACTTCTTAATGGCGCCAATCAATAGTGTTATCGGTGTTACTAAACAGGACAAGACAAGAGTATTTGACCCTGATACTAACCAGGATGCAAATGCTTGGCAGATTGACTATAGAAGATATCATGACTGCTGGGAAAAGGACAACATGCTTGACCTAATCATTGCTAACGTCTCAGCTGATGCATAATGATCATTGTAAAAAGAATCAACGTTGAAAGGGCCATCCATGAGGATGACCTTCAGCGTTATACAGAACAGGGATATCGTGTCATTGAAGACAAGAAGAATGATGAAGATACTCCTGTAGAAAACAATGAGGTGACGGACCTCAACGATATGACTGTTGACCAGTTAAAGACTATTGCAAAGGAAAAGGGCGTTAGCGGATATTCTAGTCTTGTTAAAAAGGAATTGGTCGCAGTTCTCACTAATATGCAGGAGGAGTAATCTATGGATTTAGTTGAGATTGTTGCTGAAAGAACAGGAATGAGTCAGGGGCGTGCAAAAATCTATGTTGAAATGGCAAAACAGCGTGCTCTTGCACATACAAACCGCACTGTATACATCACTGCAATGGATTTCTGTGTGGCTGATCTAGCATGTGCCATGTACTTCAGAGAGGGCATGGTCGGAGAATCATCACATTCAGAAGGTGGCATCACATCTACTTTTCAGTCTTCCACTTATGAAGATATTCTCTCAACTCTCAACAACTTGAGACTGATTCGTGCAGGAGGAATCGTTCACGAAAAGAAGCCGGAGGGGAACCAATGAGACTTTCAGCGCTTAAGAACTATCCTGTATATGAGCCTGTCATCGAAAAAGATGGTGAAGGTGTCACTACTGAAAAGTGGACCAAGAGAAAATCAATGCTTCTTGAGATATGGCCTGCATCCGGTAAATTACAGGCTGAAATGTACGGAGAGAGACTGAACTACATTCTTAATATGATTCTTCCTAAGAATAAGGATGATGATTTCAGACCCACTGAAAAGTGGGGTGTGAATGTCTATAATCAGTCAATCGATGAACCGGATTATAGGATCATCAGCATGAAGGAATATAACAGACACTATCTCTATGAACTGGAGAAGATTATTAAATGAGCCTCAATGGTGCTAATGAATTATTTAGAAAGCTTCGTGCTATAGATGCCGTTCTTGAGAATCCAGAACAGGTTCTTGGAAAGGCTGCGGAAACAATCAGAAGTGGTTGCGTTCTTGAATGTCCTGTAAATAATGGTGAATTAAGAAATTCCATTAAGACAAGAGTTGAAGGCGACAAGGGATATGTTTATACAAATAAGGCATATGCTCAATATGTTGAATTCGGAACAGGTCGAAAAGGTGCAGCAGACCATGCTGGAATATCTCCATATGCACATCCTTCTTATACTATGGAACCTTGGTGGATTCCTGAAGAGAAGTTATCAGAAGAAGCAATAAATAACTATCATTGGGTAGTTATCGAGGTTGATGGAAAGAGATATTACAGGTCGGATGGACAGCCTGCACAGCCATTCATGTACCAGGGAGCAAAGAAGACTGAAAAGAAAGCAGTGAAGGATGCTGGTATAGTAATCAGCCAGTTAATTGAAAAGGATTAAAAGCATATGAACAACATTAAAGACAAAGTATATAAGGCTCTGACAGATGAAGGTCTTGAAGTCACTGATATCTATCCTAAGGACTGGGCAAAGCTTCCAGCAGTTCAGTATGTTGAGGAAGATAACAGCGTGGCAGAATGGACGGATGACAAGGAGCAGACATCACATGTCCTTTACAGAATCGAAATCTGGGATACTAAGAGTACATCGGGTACAGCCTTGAAAGTTGATAAGGCATTATCAGCAATGGGGCTAAAGAGAGTATTATGCAAAGATATTGATGATGCATCAGGACTTAGACACAAGAAAATGAATTATGAAGCATATTATGATAGTGATTACATCTATCATGGTATGTAACTGATAAGGAGGAATTATATAATGCTAGCAAATGGCGCTAAATTATCTTATGACAAGACAAACAAGGGAACTTCTTTTACTGACCTTCCAGGGTTGAAGAAGATTCCTGACATGGGTATTGAAAAAGAAAAAGTTGAAAACTCTTCACTTGATGATGCAGTTAAGGTCTATGAGTTTGGTATCGGAGACCCTGGAGACCTTGAATATACATTCAAGTATGATAATAGCAAACCAACATCTTCATACAGATTAATGAGGGAACTAGAAAAAACAGGAGCTACCGCAATGTTCAAGGAAACATTGAAGGACGGCACTACAACTACATTCTCAGGACAGGTCACTGTTAAAAGAGCGGGCGGTGGTGTCAATGATGCTATTGAATTCACTGTTGCAATTGCATTACAGTCTGAACTCACTATTACTGATCCAACAGAAGTAGCAGCATAGAAAGGAAGATATAGATAAATGGCAGAAAAAGCAAAAAGAAAACCGTTCATTATTTGGAAAATCGGTGAAGAAGAATACAAATTAAAACTAACAACAGGAGAAATCTCTAGACTAGAACAGATGTATGGTGGAAGTCTTATCAACCTTCTTAATACAGAAACAGGCATGACACCATTATGCACTATGCTGGACATCACACACGGTGGTCTTCAGAAATTCAACAGCAACATCGACAGAAGCGATGTGAATGATATGTTTGATAGATACATCGATGAAGGTGGCTCACAGACAGAGTTCCTTAGTGATGTTCTTATTCCATTGTTCCAGGTATCGGGTTTTTTCTCTGGGGCTCTCGAAACGAAAATGGAAAAGGAAATGGCGGAAGCCAAGAAGAATCTCTAGAAGATATCCTGATTACAGATTACATATACAAGGCGGTCTATGATCCAGCGCTTGATGCTGGAGTAGACCCCTTTTCATTTTGGAATTATTCGTTAGATGAGCTATACGATATTATTTCAGCGCATGAAAGAAAGAAAAAAGAAATGGTGCGACAGGAAGCGATATCTCTTCAGATACAGGCCCTTCAGATAAGGGATTGTATTTCTGCTGTCCTTAACGGTAAGGATGATTCATTCACTCCTGCACAATTGTGGGACTTCTATCCTTCACTTTTTGAAGAGGATAGGAAAGAGTTTGAAAAAGAGAAGGAAAGAAAAGAGATTGCAAGCGCTAGATCTTCTCGTATTGCCTTCAGTAGAAGACATAATGAAGCACTAAGAAAAAGAAAGGCGGTGATGCAGAATGACGGTAGAGGAACTGCAGATAGTAATATCTGCACAGACGAAATCAGCGAAATCAGAACTGAACAGCGTGAAGAATGAAGTCACCGGCCTAAAGAATCATGTTGATAAGGTCACAGGCTCAATTGGCAATTCATTCAAGAGTATCCGCAATATTGTGGCGGGTCTTGGTATTGCTTCTCTGATTAAATCAACAATATTAGGTAATGTTGATGCAGCAATCAAGAGAGTTGATACTCTTAGCAATTACAGCCGTGTGATGTCGAATCTAGGCGTTGGCAGTGTTCAAGCGAATGCATCTGTACAGAAACTAAGCAATAAGCTTATTGGGCTCCCAACAACCCTAGACGATGCATCAGGCGCAGTACAGAGATTCACATCAGTGAACAGTAATATCTCTAGATCAACAGATATGTTCCTTGCACTAAATAATGCTATTCTAGCCGGTGGTGCAAGCTCTGAGATACAGAAATCAGCCTTAGAACAGTTGTCACAGTCATATGCTAAAGGTAAACCGGATATGTTCGAATGGCGTTCAGCAATGACTGCAATGCCAGCACAGATGAAACAGGTGGCTGAGGCTATGGGTTTTGTCAATGCTTCAGCATTAGGCGAGGCATTAAGAAATGGAACAGTATCAATGGACCAGTTCATGGATACAATCATGCAGTTAAACACTCAGGGCATTAACGGCTATCAGTCATTTGAGGAACAGGCAAGAAATGCGACAGGTGGAATTGCTACATCAATCGCTAATATGAGAACGGCCATTGTTAGATGTATGTCAGATGTAATGAACACAATTGGACAGTCTAATATTGCTGGATTCTTTACCAATATTGCAAAGGCAATTAATTCCTGCGTCCCATATGTTGTTGCATTCACTAAAGTTATTATGGTCGCCGTTGGGTATCTGACGGCACTGTTTGGTGGCAAGTCAAAGAAGTTGAGTTCTTCCTTTGGTGGAGTGTCAAACAATGCTAAGAAGGCAGCAGGAAACACAGGGGCTCTTGCAAAGAATATGAACGATGCTTCCAATAGTTCGCAGAAGCTTTCTAAAGGCGCAAGCGGAGCAGGAAGAGGATTAAAAAAGGCAGCAGGTAATGCTTCTAAACTCAAGAAGGAATTGAAAGGAGCTCTTGCTGGATTCGATGCAATCAATAACATCAATTCAAGCAATGGTTCAAGTGATCCGTCTTCAGGTGGCTCAGGTGGTTCGGGCGGTGCTGGTGGTTCCGGTGGCATTGGTGATATAGGAAGCATAGGTGCTGATGCGTTTGATACTGGAAGTATGACTGCACCACTCGAAGAAGTAGACAAGCAGTTAGAGGAAATCAAGAAGAAGGTTGTGGAATTCTTCCAGCCATTAAAGCAGTCATGGGATAAGTTTGGTGCGCCGATGATTGCAGCTGCAGTATATGCATTTAATGGTGTCAAGAATCTTCTTATGGAAATCGGCAAGTCAATGTATACAGTGTGGGAAAACGGCACGGGCGCAAAGACTGTTGAACTGATATTGAAGATATTCACTAACATCTTCAAGATAATTGGCAATATCTCTCAAGGATTGGCCGATGCATGGAACACTGCAGGCCTAGGTGATTCAATCATCCAGCATTTATGGAATATATTTAACTCTATATTGAAGATCATCAATGAGATTCTGAAAATTGTGAGAGATATAACTAAAGCGATTGACTGGACTGTAGTACTAGGTGCAGTGAATGTGGTTCTTAGTATCATTGATGGGCTATTCTCTTTCATAGCAGATAATGCAGGTCTTATTCTTGGCATTCTTTCCGCTATTGCTGGATTATCATTGTTTTCTACTCTTGCCGGAATTCTTGGTACTGTTATCACACAGATACAGCTTGCAGTGGGAGTATTTTCAGGTTGGGCATCGCTTGCAACTGCATTGAGCGGTGCATTTGGAATTCTTCCACAGATTTTTGCATCTATTGTAATGGCAGTGAACCCTGTAAATGTCATCATAGGGGCAGTCATTGCTACAGTGGTAGACTTATGGCAGAAGAGTAAGAGCTTCAGAGATGACATAGTAAGCATTCTAGGAAATATTGCTACTATTGTTCAGAAGGTGTTTATGAATATTGTTGCACCTGTCATCAGTACAGTAGCAGGCATCATTAAAGATTTTGTGAATATGGTGCTAAAACCACTGTGGAATGTATGGGAAACAGTTTTTAAGGATATCATGGGAATTGTTAGTGATTTATTGAAATTTGTAACACCGATTTTTAGTACAATTCTTGATATTTTAGGGCCAGTCTTCCAGTTATCACTAACACATCTTCAAGGCACATTTAGAATTGTGTTCGCAGCAATTGGAGGTATTATCCAGGGCGCAGGTGCAGTAATTCACACTGTTGTTGATGGTATCAGAGGATTCTTTAATGGATTAGGAACTTGGATGGAAGGAACTTTCGGTTTCAAATGGAAGAATGTGTTTGAAACGGTTAAGAATGCCGTCAAGGTGTTCAGAGACTACATGGGTCCTATCATCAGTTCCGTACAGGTTATTTTCATGGGTCTAGCTAACTTCATCGGTGGCGTGTTCTCAGGCAACTGGAGAAGAGCATGGCTTGGTGTTAAGCAGATATTTGAGGGTATTGTTTCTGGATTAGGACACATCTTCAAGGCTCCATTGAATTTCATGATTGATGGAATCAATAAATTCTTAAGCGGCATCAGCAAGGTAAAGATTCCTGACTGGGTTCCTGGAGTCGGTGGAAAAGGATTCTCTATCCCTAGGATTCCTAGACTAGCAAAAGGTGGTATCGTAAGTGCATCCACTATCGCCAATATTGGTGAAGCAGGAACAGAAGCAGTAATACCATTACAAAGAAACACACAGGGACTTGATATGATTGCTGAAAAGATTTCAGAAAGATTATCACTTTCTCAAAATGACGGCACAGGCGCTACCTACGTCATTAAATTAGTTCTTGATGATGGCAGAGTAATCACAAAGATGGTGATTGACAATATCAAGGACTATGAAGCACGCACAGGAAAGCCTGTATTTGACTATTAGGAGGTGGAATAAATGGCAGATGAAGCGAAAATCAAGATAAACGGAACACTTATTCCGACTCCTTCAGAGATTAGCGTAGAAATCAATGATCTAGATTCGGATAGTGTCAGACCTGTCTCAACAGGCATCTTAAGAAGAAATAGAATACGTTCTAACATGCTTAAGATTACATGTACATATAAGTTGAATACATTTACAGATGTAATGAATATTTTGAAGGTACTCACTCCGGCAGAGTTCACGGCAGAACTCTACATTCCTGATCATGGTATCAGAGGAACCAAGAAGATGTATGCTTCAAATAAGAAATACAATTATAAGAGAGTGCAGTCTGGGCTAAAGGCAGATTCATTCTCTTTCTCTCTGATTGAGGTGTGATCATATGCTTATAAAATATGGAGAGACAAATGTAACGGACAGACTTCTTGATTATAAGATGTCTGTCTCTTTTGCTGACTGCCGTATGATAGGCAATGTACCATCAATAGAACTGACAATGAAGTTCGATAATTATGACGGCATTCTTGACAATATCGACATCAGCAAGTACTGGGAAGTCAAGGAGAATGATGCATCTGATACAAGATACTTCAAGGTGTATGATCAGCCGGAGAAGTACACCAAGGAACTCACTCTCAAGATGTATGACAACAACTATTCTCTTGACAAGGCATACGATACTAAACTGTCTTATCCTGTCACTATAAAAGATCAGCTAGACGAGATTGAAAGTCTGACTGGTCTTTCTATTATTCGTGAAGGAATACCACAGTATGTTCTTGATAAGAGCGTATCATGGTACGATAACACGATTGTTATAAGAAATTACTTAGGCTGGATTGCTGAACTGTTTGCAGCAAATGTCTATGCAGAGGGAATTGATTCTATTAGATTTGTTCCCATTGAAAAGACTGCCTTTGCTGCTACACAGGATTTAACAGATTATGAGAAGAATGAGGTGTATACACTCACAAGAGTATATGCTGAAAATGGTCTCAATCCTCTTTCTAAGGGTGATGAGACAGGTAATACACTGTTTATTGATTCAGCAAATCTATATGCAGATGAACAGAGCATTATAGACAGCATCTATGACAGACTTAAAGGATTGACTTTCAACCAGGTGAAGAATGTCACGATGATATCGATTGATAACCTTCTTCCTGGTGCTCTTGTTAATTATAACAGCAATGAATTCACTTTCTTTGCATCGGATCTAACTGTCAGTTATAAAGGTGGACAGTTCTCAATGTCTACAGTTGACGGCAGTGTGACAACAAAGAATGAAGAAAAGACAGTGAAACGTGTATCTAATACAACACGAATCAGAAAGCTGCAGGTTAAACAGGACCAGGAATCTTTGAAACTGGATATAATCGCAAAGGAACAGGAAGGCATCAATGACAAGATGGCGCAATTAAGCCTGTCCAATGAGAAGATATCACTAAGGGTATCAGAAGTTGAAGAAAAGGCTGGAGAAGCAATCAAACAGGCACAGGGTTCAGTTAAGAAGTTTGTTTGTGAGTATGCTAGTTCAGCAGATGGAGTTACACCTCCCGAGACAGGTTGGTCAGAGACTGCACCGACTTGGCGTCCAGGATTCTATATATGGCAGAGAACCGCCACAACGATCAACAATACTGTCACATACAGCGCTCCAGTATGTATTACGGGTGCAAAAGGTGAGGATTCTATATTGTTGTGTATAGAATCATCAAATGGTACGACATTCAAGAACAGCGATGTGGCAACTATATTCACAGTAAATATCTATGTGGGTGGAGTTGTGATTGATAACTCTTCAAAATTGAGAGAAACATTTGGAGATAATGCATATCTGCAGTGGCTCATTAAAAGGCACGGAGAGACAGAATTCAGCAAGATCCCGTTAGATGATTCAAGGCTCAATGATAATGGGTTCATGTTTACTATTTCAGCAAAGGACATTAAATTCAAGGCAGTATTCAACTGCGAATTAAACATTTAGGAGGAAAATTATGGCAATTAAAGCGGTCAATCAGATTGACGTTATCGACTTAACCGATGGTTATTCCGTCGTATTAACTAATGACAACTATACATTCTTAGGTACTACTACTTCTGTAAATGGTACACAGACAACTACTACACAGGTAATGGCATTATGTGGTAGCGAACAGGTTCCATGCACAGTAGGAACTATCACATGTCCTACAGGAATTTCAGCAGTTTCTGACGGCAAGTCACCAATGCCAACAATCACAGTTACTGCAACATCTGCATTAACTAAGAGTGGTACTATTACTATCCCTATCGTCGTTGATGGTGATATCACAATCAACAAGACATTCAGTTACTCAATCGCATTCAAGGGTCAGACAGGACAGAATGGTACAAGTGTTACTGTAAGTTCCACTTCTGTAACATACCAGGTCGGTGCAAGTGGAACTACTAAGCCAACAGGTGAATGGAGTGCAACAGTTCCTAATGTGCCAAATGGACAGTTCTTATGGACTAAGACAGTAGTAAAGTACTCTGACGGCAAATCAACAGAAGCCTATTCAGTTTCTTATAAAGGTACAAACGGCTCAAATGGTTCAAACGGTACAAGCGTTACTGTAAGTTCAACATCAGTTACATACCAGGCAGGCACAAGCGGCACTACTCCTCCAACAGGAACATGGAGTACTACAGTGCCTAGCGTGGCAAATGGGCAGTATCTATGGACTAAGACAGTTGTTAATTATTCAGATGGTAAGTCTACTGAATCATATTCAGTTTCCTACAAAGGTACAAACGGCACAAATGGGAAGGATGGCTTAGATGCTATCACAATGGCAATCACTTCAAGCGGTGGAACAATCTTCAAAAACACTGCTATCGCTACAACTTTAACTGCTCATGTTTATAAAGGTGGAGTTGAAGTGACTGGTTCTGCGTTATCTGCATTAGGAACCATCAAGTGGTATAAGGACGGTGGAACTACTGCTGTAGCAACAGGTGCGACATACACAATCGGTGCAGGTGATATTACAAACAAGGCAACATTCAGCGCTCAGCTAGAAGGTTAATTATATGGTTAAGGCATCGGCTAGCATGACCCTCGTGAGAGTCAACGATGGCGAGGACGGGCAGGGAATTCGCTCAATCACTCCGGAGTATTACCTATCAGATTCAGCAACGGAAATGCCCGATGCAAGCAGTAACGGGTGGAAAAGCGTTCCCGATGACTACATTGACAAGCATTATTACTGGGTTAGGTCAAAGATATTATGGGATGATGGAACATATACAACGACCACCCCAGTGCTTGCAAATGACCTAAAGTCAATCATTGATGATTACGACAACAGAATAAACAACATGAACAATCAGCTGCAGCAGGCGACTAAGGATGCTTCTTCGTCTATAGAACAGACAAAGGCATCCATCTTACAGACAGTATCAGAGAATTATTACAGTGCCTCTGACGGTGCAAACCTTGCTTCTACTGTATCTACTATTCAGCAGACAACAGAAAGCATTCAGATGGGATTTGTAAAGAAAGAAGACTTTACTTCCCTTTCTGACAAGGTTTCAAACAATCAGACTCAGCTGAACACTTATATCAGATTCAATGCAGACGGCATAGAGATAGGTAAACAGGAATCTGAATTCAAGACAAAACAGACAAACAGCAAGTACTCTATTCTTCAGAACAATGACGAAGTAGCGTATTTTGCTAATAACAGAATGTATAACTCAAACATCGAAGTTTCTAGTTCTTTAAGGATTGGAAACTTCGGATTTGTTGTTAATAGCGATGGATCATTAACATTTAAGAAAGTAGGTGGTGACTGATGGCAACAAGCGCAACATGCAGTGCATCGTTTGGTGGTGGCAATGGTAATGTCACAATGACAATGACACGAACAGGTGTCAATGTTGACGGAAACTATGATCTATGGACTGCTACACTAACTAAATACTATAAGTGGAATATCAATTCAAATGCTACTAAATACGGCTCTATGTGGGCAAATGGCGTTCTTATCTGGTCGGGTGGTGTGACTATCGGAGGAAGTGGAACAAAGACACTTGCGACAGTTACTAATATTAGAATCCCTCATGACAGTAATGGGGGAAAGCATTTTGATTTCTCATTTTCACAGGAATTAAAGGTAACTCTTTCGGGCAGCTATGTAGGTAGTGTATCTGCTTCGGGAGGCGTTGACTGCGATGTTATTCCTAGGGCAACCAAGCCATACTGTTCTCCAACATCTGTATATTTTGGCAACAGTGTCACAATCAAGACACCTAGAGCGTCATCTGATTTTGGGCACGTAATCACGTACAGCTTTTATGATAAAACTGAACAAATTGCTGATAATCAGTGGAATGATGAATTCAGATGGACAGTTCCAACTTCACTGATCAGTAAGATGCCCAATGCTTCACAGTTCTATATTTGCTTCAGAGTAGATACATACAGTCGTTCCGGTAAATTCATCGGTAGTAATTACTGTACCTTGGATGTTGTACTTCCCTCAGGTTATGGTCCAACTGTTACAGGCATCACATACACAAATGAAGATGCTGCAATTGCAAAAAGATTCGGAGCATCAACAATTATACAGGGTGTTTCGAAAGTCAAATGCAATGTATCTACCTCAACAAAGAATGGTGCTACAATCACGTACTACCAAAATGAAATTGACGGACAGAGTATACCTGGCCCAAACAGTTTCTTTACGACACAGCCGTTAAAGTCATCCGGTACAGTTACACTTAAATCGACAGTCACAGATTCAAGAGGACAGAAGGCTACACTATCAAAGAATATCAGTGTCACACAGTGGTGGTCACCAGCAGTTAAGAATGTCACTGCACAACGCTGGAATGTATCGACTAACAAAGCAGATGATGAAGGAACGGCAGTTAAGATTACTTATTCATTTTCAATTGCACCTGTTGCAAATAAAAATGATAAATCTGTCATGATTCAGTACAAAAACGGTGAAACATGGACTACTCTTGCGACTTATACAGATTCATACAGCGGCGAGAACAAGGTATATATATCATCTGCTGGCAAGTTCAATACAGACAATGCCTATTCCTTCAGAGTGCTTGTGAAGGATTACTTTACAACAGATGGTGTTGCATCTTATGCTGCTATTGCTCCTTCATTTAAGCTGCTTGATTTTTCTGCTGACGGCAGAGGGATTGGAGTGGGATGCAAGGCAGAAGGTGGCAAGTTAAAGGTGAATATGCCTCTTGAAGCGCAGTCATTTAATGGGTATGTATTTGATTTTGATACAGAGAATCAAGTAGATACGTGGGTGCCCGTGCTCACGGATAAGAAGATACAGCATAGAGTTATTGGCTGGTCTGATTGGATCTCTTGTGGAACTAATGCATGTGGTATCACACTGAAATACCGATATAACGACGGATTGAAACTCTGCGAAATAAACTGGGATGGTTCGTTGACTGCTCCAATTGGTGGAAACACAGGGGGATATATATGGAGTAATTTCCCTAACGATAAAAAGCCTAGGCAAAATGTTTTCGTTCCTGCTGTTTATCCAGGAGGAACTTTAGTGGTACGTTTTTACCCCATAACCAACGATGGTACAAAGAATCAATGGACCATCACATCATTGAAAGACAATGTAAATAGTGCATACGTATGTGGCACATTTATTTACTCATATGCTTAAAGGAGAAGGAAAATATGAAATTATATGATACATCATTAAAATACATGGATGCGATTAACGCAATCGGAGGCACTATTGTAGCGGTATTGACTGCTGCTTTAGGCACACATTGGTTTTTATTCGTAGGCTTTTTGACATTAAACATCATCGACTACATCACAGGAATTAGAAAGTCTAGATTAACAGGCAAAGAAAATTCCGCCAAGGGAGTGCGTGGTGTATGGAAGAAGTTAGGTTACTGGCTAATGGTGCTAGTAGCGTTCCTTGCCTCTGCAATCTTCATCGAGATTGGTCAGACAATCAATGTCGATTTAACAATTACTACTTATGTTGGGTGGTTTACGCTAGCATCACTTATTATTAATGAATTAAGAAGCATTCTAGAGAACTTTGTGGAATCCGGTGACAACGTACCATCTGTTTTAACTAAAGGCTTAGAAGTAGCAGAAAACGCTATTAACAAGGAGAATAACAATGGGTAATGACGAATTTCTAAAGATTGCAGTTGAAGAAGTAAGAAGATATACAAAAGAACATCTAGAAGATCCACAGGATTTCGATATCTATGTTGTGTGGGTGTGCAAGACACTTCAAAACAATAAGGCATTGCTATCAACTACACTGTTAGACGGAATGTATTTTGAATGTACTTATAACGGAGATAAACAAGAAATGTATCTTGATGCATACCGTAAATTAGAAAATAGATGTATCAAGTGTGAGGTATGAGACATGAAGATATTCATCTCACAGCCTATGAAAGGTTTCTCTGAAGAAGAAATCAGATACAACAGAGAAAAGGCTATAAAAAAAATCAAAAATCTCTATGGTGATGATGCTGAAATTATTGATAGTTTTATCGATGGAGAAGGTACTCCATTATGGTACCTTGGAAAATCTATTGAATTATTATCAACTGCCGATGTGGCTTACTTTTTAAAAGGCTGGAATACTGCACGAGGATGCAGAATCGAATATATGTGTGCCGATAATTATGGAATCGGCGCATATTTTGAGGAGGATTAATAATGGAATTACAAGACACTGTAGAACTTATGAACAGTTCTGACTATAAGGACAGATTTAAGGCTGAATACTGGCAGGCTAAAATCAGATATGACAAGTTAGATGATATGACTGTCAAGTATGAGGCACGTACCTTGACATTCATTCCTAGATGTTCGCTTGATCTATTAAAAGAGCAGAAAAAGCATTTAGGAAATTATATTCGCACTCTAAAGATTAGAGCGGAAATCGAAGGAATTGAATTATAAGAAAGAAGGTATAAAGTATGATTATTAATGTACATGGTGGACATTCTCTTAAATGCAGAGGAGCAACAGGATTATTAGACGAAGTCAACGAAGACAGAAAAGTTAAAAACAAAGTAATTGAGTTGTTAAGAGCAAACGGACATACAGTATATGACTGTACTGATGATAATGGAAAAGACCAGAATTCTAACTTAAAAGCAATTGTAAATAAGTGTAATGATCATAAGGTTGACTTAGATGTCTCTATTCATCTCAATGCAGGGGGTGGAACAGGAACAGAGGTGTATATCTATAACGATAGTTCAAAAGCCAAAGATGAAGCTGAAAGGATTGCCAAGAATATTTCTAACACTCTAGGCATTAGAAACAGAGGTGTTAAAACATCTACTAAGTTATATGTGTTGAGAAAGACTAATTCTCCAGCATTACTTGTTGAGTGCAGCTTTGTTGACAACGCTATTGATAAAGTGAAATGGAACGCTGACAAGTGCGCAAAGGCAATTGTAGAGGGTATCTTAAATAAGAGTGTTAATGAACACGTTGAAACTCCTACACCTAAGCCACAGAGCAATGCATCTAATGCTTTAGGTACTTATATGATTACTGCTAGTGATTTAAGCGTCAGAACAGGACCAGGGGCTAACTGTAGAAGAAAGACATATGAGGAATTAACTAAGAATGCTAAAGCCCACGATTACGATAAGGACGGCTGTCTAAATTATGGCACTCGTGTTACTGTGTCTAAATTCGATGGAGATTGGGCAAAGATTCCTAGTGGATGGGTTGCTAAAAGATACTTGAAAAAAGTCTAA